GTCAAGCCCGTAGGCAAAAGGTAGGCTTGTATCAAATTCGCCCTCCACCCAGTTTGGAAATATTACGCCCTGTTTCTTATCCAGCCATTTGCCTAAGAACCTATGCGCGTATGCCTCAGGGTATTTGGTTTTAATCGCATCTATCTTGTTCGTGTAATCTTTGCTTAAGTTATGAAAGTTATCTAAGTAGGTCGTATGTATGTGCGTTATATCCTCATGTGTGCTTATCGGAATCGAATGCCCGTCAATCGTCTCCATGCGATGCGACTTTTCAAACCAACGCTTCCAAATCCAATGTTCCACGTCTTGCGGGTTCATGACCAGGATAACAAGGTTTGGGGTGTCAGGCATCCTGATTGATTCGTCGATTGTATCAAAGTCCTTTTCGCTTACAAACTCTTCTGCCTCGTCCACGATGAAAACGTTCAATGCTGGTATTGATTTTAACTTTGCCGTTTGGTTTCCCGAACTTGTTTTGATTCCTGAGAATATTATTTCACTCTTTGTGACCTTGTGGCTAATAAATGAATTAGTCATTTTAAATTCATCACCCACGCCTAACAAGTCAATCTTTTCACGAAACTCAGGAATAACTGAAATACTTGCCGAAGACAAAGTATATCTGGTAAAAAGTACCTTCCAATTCTTATAAGCCAGTAACATATTGCAAGCCCAAAGCCCAACCGTGAAAGACTTAGCCGAACCACGTCCACCAGTAATGATAAAGTAACGCGTTCGCGGTTGCCAAAGGGCTTGGTATTTGTCACTAACCTTTATTTCCATCTTTTGTAAATATTATCGTTGGAACAGTCACCTTTTCCCCTTGAGTTGTAATGTCTATATCTTGTTTTGCTTTGCCATAGGCACGGTCAAGGAGAACCTGAGCAGCCTTTATATCCCCTTTGGTTGCCATGTCCCTTAACTTCATTATAATCGCCTCAGCCGCAGATATGCCGTTTTTTTCATCACCCATTACGTTGGTCATAATAAGGTCTATCGATGGCAATTTCTTAGGTCTACCGCCAGCGCCTGTACCTCCATTTCTTAATTTACCGCCGTTTTTTCCTTCCCTCATAACGATGTTTTACGAAGTTTTACTTTCTTTGTTTTCATTTTCGTAATTTATTCTCAATGCAATTTGGTTCTTTGTCTCCCAACTCTTGTTGTAATTGACATCTTGAAACAATTTACTAAAACCAGTAATATGTTTTAATTTTAATATTTCCTCTGCTTCCATGCCTAAATGATTGCAGATGTTTTCATCCGTCCAGCCATTTTGAAGCATTTCAAAAACCATGTTTGCCATGCCAGTAACTGAGTGTTCACCACGCGCCCTGTTATGTCTTACAGTTGCCGCCATGCGTTCGTTTATATCTTTCTCAATGACAACGCAAGGCAAGTGACCTTTGTTAAGTTCATATATATCTTTATTGTTCTTACAAGTAAAATATCTATGAAAACCATCTACAATGACATATTTATCCTTGGATTTATCATAAATAGTTACAATAGGCTGAGTGTATCCATCGTGTTTAATTGATTTATATAACAATCCCATTTCAATTTTTGCTACACTATTTGGATTATAATCATTTGGCTCTACTTTGTCTAAAGGAATCCATTTAACATAGCTAATCGGTTGTTTTATCAAATTAATTTCATTATAAATATAATGATTTAATTCATTTATAAATTTTATTTTATCCTCAGCGGTATTATACGCATCTGTTAATTCCTTTTTATAATTCATTTATTTTGTTTTTTAGGTCGTTTAATTCATGTTGGGTAAATGCCTGTGTATTTGATAACATTCTTTTGTCTATTATTGATTTTTTATATTTTCTGTAAGTATAAACGTGAGGTCTACATTCAAAATTAGCAATCTTAGTAAAGTCCCAGTCACTACTTAATATAGTATTTATAATTGTCCTCCAGAATTCTTTAGAAATATTATCTCCGTCATATATATTTTTTTTCTTTTTAATAATATTATTTATTAAAATTTTGTTTTTATCGTCCTGTATTAAATTATCTGCTAAATGATTTGCGTATTCTTGCCAATCTGTAAACATATAAGGTAAGTCCTTTGGGCAAGTAAATGAATTTAATTTAATATGTTTTATTGAACTTGCACCATCAATTCTACTTGATACTTTATTCCAAGTCTTTGGTTCAATTTTTTGCACCAATAATAATACTTGTATTGCGGTTTCGTGATGTAAGTTGGATATCCTCATATTATTAATTTTTACTCCATGCTGATACATACCATCATATACTTTATTATATATTATTTTATTTTCATAAATATATTTCCAGATATCTGTATAACTCCAGTCATATAATGGATAAAAAGTATAATGTTGATATTTTTTATTTAAGACAGTTCCATAAGTTATATATTTATAAGTTATCGCGTGCGTAAGTGCAACAAATCTTTTCGGGGCTTCTTCTGTTCTTACTCCAGCAATAAGACAAGTTTTAATATCTTTAAATTCAATCTCAACTATTTTATTAAATAAATCATGAAACCTATCAGTCCCATAATTATTTTCTTTTATTGATAATGGGTGCTTATCATGTATCCAATTATCTTTCTCTTTCTCATCCCAGCAATATGAATATCGATTGTAACTTGAAGCATTGTTGGTGATTACCATAGGCATTTGAAACCACAATGGAATAACCCTTGGGTCTGTCATTACATTAGTGACATAGTCAATAGTGCCTTGCCATTCAGCTTCTTGGTCTATAAATAATACTTTTAATGGTAGCCTTTTTTTTTCTTCAGCAACTTGCAAGCATAAGTTTAATGTAGCAGTTGAATCTTTGCCTCCAGAAAAACCTACTATTACATTAGGAAATTCATCAAATAAAAATCTGATTCTATTTAAAGCAGCTTGTAAAACGTTTTGGGAATTACTATATATTTTCATTTTTTTATTCTATTGGTATTATTATTTATTTCATTTGCTTCTACAAATTCAATAAGTTTATTTTTAACATAATAGAATGGTAATATATTATTTGAATCTATGCTGGCTGCAAAATAATATGTAGCTTTTTTATCTAAAGCAAATAACTGATGCGGAGAATGTGTATCTAATAGAATAAAAATATTATCATTTAGTATGGTTTCAATTTTGTCAATACCTCTTATTGAAAAATTATCTACTTTAAGAATTAAATGCCATGTATATCTTGGATATCTTGGGTCAATATGTAATGGTGTTTGTTTTGTAACCCCTATCCAATGTGGCTCTGATGTTTTTTCAGCACCGCCCCAAGTTTTTAATTGATGTCCTTTTGATGTTAATACCTCTCTTGCTTTTATTTCATCCCAGATAAAATTTATTTTTATATCTAATTTATGTACCTCTAAAATTGGATTTAAATTTTGCCAATTTTTTAATTCTATATCCCATTTTACATTCATAATTTTATTTTTTATGGTTGAAATGTTTTTGATTGTCTTTTTGCACTTCTTATTTTATTAATCATTGAACGTTCTTGCATGTGGTCAACTAAATTAGGACAATATATCAAGTATTGCATTTTATTTGCCTTACCCCAATCTGCGATTGCAATGTCAGATGGGCAAAATTTATGTTCTGTATATTTATAAAATATATGACTAAATTCATATATTTTTTTAGCAACACCTTTTGGTAAATAGTAACATTGTTGCATCGTAAAATTGGATAATGGCTCAAACCTTGTGCCTATATCTATATCTTTTTTCCTCATACTAAAAAATTGTATTATGGTATTTGGGTATTCTAATATTACCTTTTCAATTTTTTTTACAAAATCTTTGGTTAAAATAATATCATCATCCATTTGAACGCATGCATCATCACCAGCTATTTCCCAACCTCTTTGATAATTAAACCATGCAGTTGATGTAAATTTACCATTATCGGTAAAGTCATCATAGTTTACTATTAAATTTGGTATTTGTTCTTTAATCTTTATAGCAAGCTTTTCTCTGCCCTTGCAAGTCATCATTATATATTTCATACTATTGGTTTACTATAAATTCATTGCCGCATTTTGGGCACATTACATCAATTTCTTTATGATTGCGCAACATTTGAGATGCAAGCTTTTCAGCCTCAGCCCTTATTTGCTCTTTTGTTACATCGCTATAATTTGTTTCTGGTGTAACATTAGGGTCAAAGTCAATATCTACTGGGTCAAATTTTGGTATATTTAATCCCCAGTCTTGTAAGTCCACCACTTCCCAATCGTTCGCAAGTGTGTCCCAGTCCCATTCGCCAAAGGCTACATTGTCCGCAATGATAAACCGCTTCTTTTCCTGCTCAGTTAAATCGCTGCTTCGTTTTAC